GAAATTGCATTCGAATCGATTACAGACAAAGTAGAAAAGAATTTACAAAAGAAGAGTGAGAAATATGGTGTTACTCTCGAGGAATTAAAAATGAAGTACTTATCATATAAAGAATTTATGTCTGAAAACGAGACTTTTGACACAATCAATACAGAGCTCGCACATATCGCAGAAGACGATAAGCCAAACAAGCGCGGCGATGATGCCAAGGGTCATAAGCGACCTACTGAAGACGGTGCTGGTTTGACTCGTAAAGGCGCGAAGGCAGCTGGTGTCAAGACGGCTGTAACAACACCGCCTAGTAAGTTAAAGAAAGGCGGCAAGGCATGGAAAAGACGTAAGTCATTCTGTGCACGTATGAGTGGCATGAAAGGACCAATGAAAGATGAGAAAGGTCGACCAACTCGTAAGGCTATGTCACTGCGCCGTTGGAATTGCAATGAAGATTCTATGCTCGAGGCAGTATATCAAAAGCGAGCAAAAGATCGTATCGAAAGAGAAAAAGCTGCAGATATGGCTAAGCATGATAGAGCTATGGATCGTGCGAGACTTCGTGATGCACGTGCAAAGTGGGCCCAGATGCATAAAGATGCCGCTGAACTTCAAAAGCGCAAGCAAGAAAAATTGCATAAAGAAGAATCAGAGCAACTTACAGAGATATCAGCAAAGGTTGCAAAGTCTGCGTGGTTAAAGCGTAAGGCACAGGCTGCAAAAGTAAGTGGCCACAATCATGATATTCTTGCTGCGAAAGCACGAAAGAACAAAGAGCGGTTTGGCCACAAAGAAGAAATGCCAGAAGCTAAATCGGCACAAGATCCTGATATCAAAGATCGTAAGGGCACACAGCCGGCTGCATATCACAAAGGTTTAAAGAAAACTACAAAAGCCAAGCGTGATGCACATTTTAAAAAGCACGGACCAAAAGCGGACAACGATGCATCGGCATATAAAGATGCACCGGGCGATAAGCAAGCTCGCAAGAAAGATATGCCAAAGTCGAAGTATACGAAGTATGTCGATCAGATGATGGATGAAGAATCAAAAGGTCTCGCGGCCAAAGCGAAGAAGTCAGGTATCTCAGTAGGTACGCTTCGCAAAGTTTATAATAGAGGTGTAGCAGCATGGAAGACTGGCCATCGGCCAGGTACAACTCCACAACAATGGGGACATGCACGAGTTAACGCCTTTATTACAAAGAAGAAGAAAGGTGGATTGAACCACGATAAAGATTTAGCATGAGGAATATATAATGCCAGATATAAAAGACACAAAAGTTTTACAAGGATTAAATTCAGCTGTGATGGATATATTACAGCAGAATCAAAATCTATATCAACAGGACTTAGAGCGTCAATACGGTCACTACGGTGATAAACCTCAAATGTCACAAGACGAGGTAGAAGCCGTAGCGGATAATAACGTTGTAGACGTACCAGAACCTGTTGCCGAACCAGAAGACATAAATCCTGACGATGTAATCGCAGGAGCAAGTGGAGTCGAGGATGCAGGACAAGAAGAAGCAGAAGGTTGATCCAGACGGCCCACTTCCGAAGTGGGGTTCACCTGAAGGTGTCAAGCTATATTTAGATAAGACACCGGGTCAAAAGAAAGTCAAGGAAGCATGCTGGGATGGCTACAAGAAAGTAGGCATGAAAAAGAAAGGCAATAAAATGGTTCCTAACTGTGTTAAAACTGAGCAAGTAAAGACAATCAAGGTTGGCGAAGATGCAGTCGGCAGTGATAAGTGCCATTATGCTCTTGTCATGGATCGTAAAGTACAGGCCATAGGCACCAAAGAAGAGATGCTTGCAAAGTGTGCTGAAGAAGGTGGTCGAGTATGGGTATCGACTAAGCAAGTTGGAGATATCGTAGAAGCTAAATATAGTGTAGATGTTGAAGGTCTACCACGATTCTACATGGATGCTGACTCGCCTGCACAGATTAAAAAATCGTTGCGAGTTCTTTTACGTAAGGCTTCTTCAATTGATTCAGTTGAACGTGTGAATGATGCAAAAATCAAACAGGACTTACGTCAAAGAATCAAAGGCGCAGACACAGATAAAAGAAATGTAGACGAAAAGCTTGATCCAACGAAGCATGATGCTGGTGACTACATTAAAGATTTTAGAGACTCGGATGCACCTCAATTTAAAGGTAAATCTGATAAGAAAAAAAGACAGATGGCTATCGCCGCTTACTTGAACGCGAGACGACAAAAAGGATTAGAAGAAATGGCATATCGTAAACCAACACCAGCTGAGATTGCTGCTGATAAGAAAAAAGATCAGAAGTCAGGCGGCGATCGTTATAAGTCAATGAAGAAAAAAATGTATGGTAATGCAATGGGTGGACTGAAGAAAGAATCATCTGCAGAATATGGCAAGTCGATGGATCGTATTCAGGCCAAGAAGACTGCGAGTCAGTTGTCACCAGAACATAAGAAGAAGCTAGCTGCTTTGCATAATCTAATGAAGAAGCAGAGAAAAACTGGCAACTATAAGATGGAAGAAGTCGAGCAGATGGATGAGTCAAAGAAAGCAGTAAGTGCACTGAATATGCTGGCAAAGAAAGATAGCCGTGTTATTCCAGATCAAATTGCAATGCTAAACAAAATTGTCATGGATGGCAAGCACAAAGATGCTCATAAGTTTGTTCGAGTAGCGTTAGATAAGAAGATTGCTCCAACTGTAGCTGGTATTCTGCGCAAGCACGGTATTAAAGAGGAAAAAGATATGACACCAGAAGAGAAGGCAAAGAAGCGACAGGCATTCCTTGATCGTCTTCGCGGTAAGCCACCAGTAAAAGAAGCATACGAATATCTCGGTGAAGAAGATGGTTATCACTATGTAAAGGTACACGGTGTTCGTGCCGGTGATCATATTGTCGTAAAAACAAAAGCACCGAATAAGCGTGCAGCTGTTGCTAGTGTGAAGAAGCAGTGGCCAAAAGACAAAGTCACTTATCACGACCGTCACAACGAAGAGCGAGATATGAACGAAGGTATGGTAAGAGCTGTAGCAACAGCTCGCCGTATGGCTGGCAACATGACTGGTGCATCTAAGAAGATCGACAAGATGAAGCCTGCAAAGAAGAGTGGACCTACTGGTCGATTCTCTGATAATCCACGTATTGCAAAGAAGCTGCAAAAATATAATGAAGACATGCAATCTTGGAAGCAGTTCGTAGAGGGTTCTTGTGGCGGCTACGGTGGCAAGAAAATGAGAAAAGAAGGTGAACTATCACCTGCACAAAAGAAGCATATGGATACTGACAAAGATGGTGACATCGATGGAAAGGATCTAGCTACATTGCGTAACAAAAAGAAATCATAAATACAATACAATCACCATTTAAGAGGAAAGTAAAATGGCACAATGGGGAGATAGGGATCAGTTATCTGATGCACCAAAGTTTGTCGTTACTGATGACAACCAAACCGGTCAAGATCGTTTTGGTAATACTACAGTCGGCGTTTTCGGTGTTGACGATGCAGAATCTGCAGCCGCTCGTGGAGACGGCAAAGGAAGTGTACCTCCGGGCTGGGTTCTTCGTACAGAAGGATCTGGCGGTCGTGCAGGTCGTGTAACCCACGAAGTATTAGTTGCTATGACTGGAGCATTCAGCACCGGTGATGCTACTGACTTCGCCAATACATCTACTGATGATGTTGCTAATACTACTGGTGCAGCTGACGATTCTCAGTTCCCAGATAGCTAATAATGGTGGGCTCCACTTCGGTGGAGCTCGAGGTATATTATGACACCACTAAATGAGTCAAACTTTATATTATATGCCGCAGCTAACTATGTTAACACTTGCTATGATACTGAAGAATTTTATGATGATTTGAAGAGATTCAAATATTTGAAGCGGTTATTCTCGAGATATATCGAGAAAGGGGAGTTAAAAGAAAGATTGATTTTAAATCATATCATCACTCTCTATAATGTTTTCAATCATGAGGCTGTAACGAGGATGTTGTTCTATAGGATTGATGAGAGACATTGGAAAATACTTAAAACGTTTCTGTTGTTCTTATCATATATGCCTAAAAGAGTTCATCACCTTGAGTTTGAAAACAATCACATTGACTCAGAAATGATTGGTGTAGATTTAGAAATAGCAAACATCTTAAGGAAGATTTAATGGCCAAGGGCGTACTAGACATAGCATTGATCTATACCTTTCTGAAAAGATTGGTAACGCCTTTTGATCAGTGGGATGCCTATAAGAAAGGAATGATTGACAAAGATGGTAAAGTCATTGTTCCAAAGGGCGAACGAACACCAGAACAAGATAAGTCTTGGGGTTACTATGATCGTCTCGTAGCAAATCTCAAGAAACTACTTGGTAAGATACCGGGCGGCAAGTCAAGAATCGCTTCATTTGCTGCTGCCCTATTGCTTTTGCGAGAAGAGAATATCGATCCAGATAATATTGAACTTCTCGAAGAAAAGCTTACACAATACATGGAAGAAGCAACATATCTCAGCGAAGAAATGACTGCTGGATCTGGTGCTGTTGCCGGCATAGGTATTGGTCCGGATGGTGAGCCGGGTATTTTAACAAAGAAGCGAAAAACAAAAATGATAACTCGTAACTATATCGAAGTTGGTGGAGTTAGAAAAAAAATAGTGAAGGGATAAAATATGTTGTCAATTCTTGGTTCATTGATTGGTTTCGCAGGTTCGGCATTACCTGCAGTACTTGGTCATTTTAAACAAAAAGAGTCAACCAAGAAACAACTTGAGCTCGCTAAGTTGCAGGCTGATCTCGTAAAGCAAGGCGCTGAAATAGATCTAATGAAGTTCAACGCCATGGCTATTGATAATGAACATCAAAGATTAATAGAACATGATATTGCGATGCAGCAAGATCATGGACCGCTAGCATGGTTAAGAAAATCTGTAAGACCTACCATTACTTACATGTTTTTCTTTCTCTTTGCTGCAGTAAAAATTGCCACGCTACAGACTGCTTTAGCAGATACTGGAAACTTTAACGAAGCGATATTGATAGTATGGGATGATGAGACACAGGCTATGTTTGCAGCAATCATCTCTTTTTGGTTTGGAAGTAGAGCGATTGAAAAAGTAAAATGAGATTTTTACATGAAGGATCGACGGACACATACACAACAGTATGTTAATAAAAAACTAGAAAATATAGAAAAGAAACTCGACCACTGCTTGAATGTACTGAATCGAGGCTTTAACTATCAGAAGGAAGAGACATATAATGTCACAGGACAACATTCAACAAGAGATCGAGGTGATGAGAAGGACGTCTGATATGCGTCTTGATCGTATCGAAGGTAAAATTGATCAATTGACAGATGCTATGGTTTCTTTGGCAAGAGCTGAAGAAAAACTTTTGGCAATGGAAAAGAATGCAGAAACTTTCTATGACAGATTGAATAGACATAGCGAGAAAATTGATGAAGTAGAATCACGTGTTGAAGAACATACATCTACTCTCGGAATGCTTACTAAAGGTCTATGGGTACTCTTTGGAACTGCTGCTTCGGTCATCATCGCAGAAATTATTCGCCACACATAAAAATAAACATTTACAATCAAGCCTATTCAGTAGTATAATGCATTATGCACATAATGATAGGTTTATACAATGCTGTGGCTTGAACAAAAATATCTTGGTATAGTATCCAATCGTCTAGAACGATTTACTCGAAAGAAAAACAACACGTATAACTTCCGTTGCCCTGTCTGCGGCGACTCTCAAAAAAGCAAATATAAAGCTCGTGGTTGGGTTTTTCCAAAGAAGAAAGAATCTGGTCTTCTCTATCACTGTCATAATTGTACAGTCACTATGGATGTGCCTAAACTTGTTGAGATGGTAGATCCTATTGCGTATCAAGAATACATCCGTGAAAAAATGTCTGAAGGCCATGGACCAAATAGACAGAAGTCCGAAGCTGAGATTCTTGCATTCAAGATGAAGACACCACAATTCATCAAAACTACACCGCTCAAGAACATCAAGAAGATCTCTCAGCTGCGTCATGACCATCCTGCTAAAAGATATGTGGATGAACGTAAGATACCTCCTGCAGCTCAATCTAAGATCTTCTACTGTCCTCGTTTTAAAGAGTGGACAAATACAATGATACCAAATAAATTTGCTGACCTCGAATGGGATGAGCCGAGGCTTATCATACCATTTATAGACGAGGAAGGTAACCTATTTGGATATCAAGGTCGATCATTTAAACCGACAGGTATTCGATACATTACTATTATGCTCAACGAAGATATGCCAAAAATTTATGGTCTAGATCAGTGTGATCGTACAAAACCGCACTATATCTTTGAAGGTCCTATCGATTCAATGTTTATACCGAACTCAATAGCCATGGCTGGAGGAAGCATAAATTATAACTGGGTCAACGAAAATTCTATCTTCGTTTATGACAACGAACCGCGCAGTTCAGAGACATGTGCGAAGATCGAAAAAATTATAAGTAAAGGATATCAAGTTGTTATTTTTCCAGAATCTATATCGGAAAAAGATATCAATGATATGGTCCTAGAGGGCATGTACGTTGAAGATATTTTGAAGTATAATATATCTTCTGGCCTCGAAGCAAAAATACTCTATACCGCTTGGAAAAGGATTTAACATGGGATCAACCGAACACACGCTAGTAGCGCTGGCTTGTATTGCAATTGCGTTCTATCTTGGACGAATTATTGGCAGACTATCTGGCTATCAAACAGGTTACGAAGAGGCGGTAGCAGCAAGTATCTCAGCTGTACTCACAAGCCTTCATGAAGAATACAATGTCACTCTGCGAGCTGACGTACAAATACAGGAAGACGAAAATGATTGAAATTTACGGCAAAGAAAATTGCGTTCATTGTCAGAATGCGGTCAAGCTTGCAGTCAGCTTAGAACAGAAGTATAAGTATTATAATGTTCAAATCGATGGTATTGAAGCTCTCGTTGAACGCATGGGTGTCAGGCCTCGCACTGTACCTCAAATCTTTGTCGATGACAATTTCGTCGGAGGATATAAAGAATTCTATCAATATATGAATGATAAAGGTTAATCATGGAAACATTTGTTACGAAGAGAAACGGAGATCGCGAGGTATTAGATCTCGATAAGTTTCACAAGGTGGCACAATTTGCCTGTGAAGATCTCGCTGGAGTATCAGTATCAGATCTAGAAATCAAAACTCATTTGCAGTTTTACAATAATATCAAAACGATTGACATTCAAGAAACACTTATCAAGGCAGCATCAGATCTTATTAGTGAAGATGCACCGAACTATCAATATGTCGCAGGTCGTTTGATCAATTATGGCCTACGCAAAGAAGTGTATGGTGATTTTGAGCCACCCTCACTTGCTGAACACATTATCGAAAATGTGTTTCATGGTCGATATGATGGTATACTCATGGAAAAGTATACACGTGAAGAGATCGATCAACTCAACACATACATTAATCATGAACGCGACTTCGATCTTACCTATGCTGCGATGGAGCAGATGCGTGGTAAGTACTTAGTTAAGAATCGAGTCACTGGAGAGATCTATGAGACTCCTCAGATGGCGATGATGTGTATTGCCATGACGCTCTTTAACTCTTATGGAAAAGATCGTTTGAAGTGGGTCAAAGATTTATACGATGCTTTAAGTACTTTTGATATTAGTTTACCAACACCTATCATGGCAGGCGTACGTACGAGTCAGCGTCAGTTCTCGTCATGTGTTCTTATCGAAACCGATGACTCACTGGATTCTATCAATGCATCTGCAAGCTCAATCGTCAAATACGTTTCGCAAAAGGCTGGAATCGGTATTGGCGCCGGTCGTATTCGCGCTATGGGTACTCCTATTCGCAACGGTGATACTAGTCATACTGGTATTATCCCTTTTCTCAAGTATTTTCAATCTGCTGTTAAAAGCTGTTCGCAAGGTGGTGTCCGTGGCGGCGCGGCTACCGTCTATTACCCCATTTTTCACTACGAGATAGAAGAACTTCTTGTACTTAAGAATAATAAAGGTACCGAAGAGAATCGAGTCCGTCACATGGACTATGGTGTGCAATTCAATCAAGTCATGTATGAACGTTTAGTACGCGGCGAGAATATTACATTGTTCAGTCCAAGCGATGTACCTGATTTATATGATGCATTCTTTGTTGACAATGATAGATTCCGTGAACTATATGAAAAGTACGAGCGTAAGACATCCATTCGTAAAAAGTCTGTACCAGCACGAGATCTCTTTGCTCTCTTTATGCAAGAACGAAAGGATACTGGTCGCATCTATTTGATGAATGTTGATAACGCAAATGATCATGGAGCATTTATCAAAGAGCTTGCACCTATTCGTCAGTCGAATTTGTGTTGCGAGATCAATCTACCTACTACGCCACTTACCGATTTGAATGATCCTAATGGTGAGATCTCACTATGTACTCTTGCGGCAATTAACTGGGGTAAGATTCGAGATCCAAAAGATTTTGAGAAGCCTTGTACATTGGCTGTTCGTGCCCTCGATGCCTTGTTGTCGTTCCAAGACTATCCAGTTCTTGCAGCTGCAAAAGGTACAGAGAATCGCAGACCTCTCGGTGTAGGTATCATCAACTTTGCGTATTGGTTAGCTAAGAACAATACCACATATCAAGATCCTAATTTGGATCTTATTCATGAATATGCAGAAGCTTGGTCATACTATCTTATTCAGGCCTCAGCAGATCTTGCAGTCGAGCAACATCCCTGTTTGAAGTCACAAGAAACACGATACAACGAAGGTATTCTACCAATTGATACGTACAAGCGTACTGTAGACGAACTTGTTGAGCCACGTTACAAGATGGATTGGGATGGCCTTCGTGCACAACTCGAGAACTTTGGTATTCGTAATTCTACACTTATGGCACTTATGCCGGCAGAAACATCTGCACAAATTAGTAATAGCACAAATGGTATCGAACCACCTCGTGCACTTATATCAATTAAACAATCAAAGGATGGCATTCTTAAGCAAGTCGTCCCGGGTATACATCGATTAAAGAATAAATATGACCTGCTGTGGGATCAGAAGTCACCTGAAGGCTATCTTAAAATTATGGCTGTTCTGCAGAAGTTCATCGATCAAGGTATATCAGTAAACACATCGTACAATCCACTTCATTTCGAAGACGAGAAAATACCTCTGTCAACCATGATGCAACACATGCTTTCGTTCTACAAGTATGGCGGTAAGCAGCTATACTACAACAACACGTATGATGGTGCTGGTGAGATGACAGATGAGAGAGATCCGCCAGAAACGGAACTGCCACCGTCATTTTATGATGAAGAAGATTGTGATTCATGTAAAATTTAGAGGTAATCAATGAGTGTATTTCACACACATGCTGTAGACAGCACAACACAACCTGCGTTCTTCGGAACACCAGTGAATATTGCTCGTTATGACAAGCAACGCTATCGCATATTCGAAACACTGACAGATAAGCAGCTTGGTTTTTTCTGGCGTCCTGAAGAGGTTGATATTAGTAAAGATAGTAAAGACTTTAAACAGCTCAGTGAGCACGAACAACATATCTTTACGAGTAATTTAAAGAGACAAATTTTACTTGACTCTGTACAAGGCCGTGCACCAACCGAGGCGTTCCTTCCTATTTGTTCTTTACCTGAGTTGGAGAATTGGATCGTTACGTGGTCATTTAGCGAAACTATTCACTCACGTTCTTATACACATATCATTCGTAATATCTACAATGATCCAAGTATCGTATTTGATGAGATGTTAGATATCAAAGAGATTGCAGATTGTGCTTCAGATATCTCGAAGTACTACGATGCATTGATTGATTTTGATGGTGTACAAGGATCGTACGAACATAAAAAGATTCTATGGATGGCACTCAATGCTGTTAATGCACTCGAGGGGATTCGTTTCTATGTTTCGTTTGCTTGCTCGTGGGCATTTGCAGAGCTAAAGAAGATGGAAGGCAATGCGAAGATCATCAAGCTTATTGCAAGAGATGAAAATGTGCACCTTGCATCAACACAACAACTCATCAAAATTCTGCCAAAAGAAGACGATGACTATGCTCGCATTGCTGAAGAATTAAAAGACGACGTACTTGAAATGTTTACTGCTGTCGCCAATCAAGAAAAAGCATGGGCACAATACTTGTTTAAAGACGGTACAATGATCGGTCTAAATGAGAATCTACTTTGTGATTACGTAGACTTTATTACAGCCCGTCGTTTACACGCTATTGGTCTTGGACCTCGAACAACTACAAACCCACTACCATGGACTGAAAAATGGATTAGTGGTAGCGAGGTACAGGTAGCACCACAAGAAACAGAAATTACGTCATATATTATTGGAGGCATCAAGAAAGATCTCGACGACGAAACGTTTAAAGATTTTTCATTTTAAGGGGGTAGGATGTACAAGAAAACGATTAACTGTCTGTCGTGCGAGGTAAAATGTGATGTCATCATTCGCCAGACAAATTTTGATACTGAAGAGTTAGAGATTGAATACTGCCCGATATGTAGTGCACTACAGACTGATGCAGATGTGACAGAGTATGAAGAGTATGACGAATAAATGGGATGTCCGTTTTCTTGATTTAGCTCGGCATGTTTCAACATGGTCAAAAGATCCATCACGTAAAGTTGGTGCTATTGCAGTTGGAGAGTCTCGTAATATTTTAGCGACAGGATACAATGGATTTCCGTCTCGCATAAAAGATACCGAAGAGCGACTCAACAACCGTGAGATGAAATACGATCTTGTTGTTCATGCCGAAATGAATTGTATATACAATGCAGGAAAAGAAGGCGTATCATTACGCCGTGCTACAATGTATGTGTGGGGTTTACCGGTATGTCATGAATGTGCAAAAGGCATCATACAGGCCGGATTTTATAGAGTCGTAATCGCTGATGAAAATTACACCGATGAGAGATGGATAAATAGCTTTGAGAAAACACAAAAATTATTTCATGAAGCCGGTATAATTTGCGATGCAATCGACCTACAACAATCCTTGGATACTACCCACTGGGAAGCCTTTAGAATCTGAAGACATTACAGACTATGTGGGTATGGTCTATCTCATCGTCAATAAAACAAATGGTCGAAAATATATTGGTAAGAAATTCTTCTGGTCGACCCGCAAACTCCCTCCTCTCAAAGGCAAAAAACGAAAAAGAACAAAGACAGTAGAGTCTAATTGGAAAGACTACTATGGTTCGTCGACATGGCTTCAAGAAGATATAAGTAAACTAGGGCATGTTAATTTTGAGAGACATGTGATAAAATTATGTAATACGAAAACACAATGCGCTTACTATGAACTCAAAGAACAAGTGGATTGTGAAGCTATACTGACCGATGAATACTATAATGATTTTATCGGCGGTAAAATAAATGGAAAAAACTTAGAAAGGTTATGAGTAATTCTCCACATCATATTGTTGTAATTGCACAAAATGGTTGTCCACCATGTGAAGTTATCAAGGATTTCTTTGAACAGAAAGGTGTTGAGTTTGATGTGATATATCTTGGCAATGGTCCTAATGAAATGTCACCTGAGCTTTTTCGTATACTATGGCCAGACAGCAAAGGTACACCGCATACACTTATTGATCAACGTGTATGCCATGATCCTTTTGCATTTTTTGATTTAAACTTTTGAGGTTATTATGTTAGAAACATTTCGTGTGAAGAAAACGAAACAAATCGTGTATCCTATCGGCCCTGTCGGTAAAGGCGGTCACACACTTTGCTTATTCCCACTTGGATTTACAACAAGAGCCGGTAATCGCTCAGTCATTCAACCTGTTCGTAACGAGAACTTAGTGAAAGACAGGGAGCAGCTGTAATGGCACAGATATTAGGCGGCGATTTCTTACGTAATGATACAAACGAAAACTCAATGGGAGGCACTGAGCGCCTTACTATGCAACTGGCTGAGAAGCTAGGCAAAGAAACATTAGAAGATTTTCAAATTGTATCATCGCGTGTAAGAGATCTTGATGAAGATAAGATTCGTATCTTCTGGGCTCATGACCTACCAAACGATCCAGAGAGTCACTTTCTTAAAACAAAAGATGGAATGAATCAATTTCATAAGTACGTCTTTGTATCTAACTGGCAGATGCAAGGCTACATGCAAACTTATGGCATTCCATTCTCAAAGTGTCTTGTCATTCCAAATGCAATCGATCCAATCGAAGATCATGAAAAACCCGATGTAAAAGATGGTATCAATCTGATCTATCATACTACACCTCACCGCGGTTTAAATATTCTCGCAGCTGTATACGATAAGCTTGTAGAGAAATATGACAATCTCAGTCTCGATGTATTCTCGTCATTCAAGCTATATGGCTGGGAAGAAAGAGATAAGCAATACGAACCTCTCTTCGAATCCATGGCTGCGATGAAAGGTGTAACCATGCACGGCACACAACCAAATGAAGTCGTAAGAGAAGCACTCAAGAAAGCTCATATCTTTGCCTATCCGTCAATCTGGCCTGAAACTTCGTGTCTATGTTTGATGGAGGCGATGTCAGCCGGCTGTATACCAATTCACTCAAACTATGGTGCATTATTCGAAACAGCTGGCCAGTTTAATCAGATGTATCAGATGCAAGAAGATCAATCACAACATGCAAGTGTATTGTATGGCATCATCGATGGTAATATTCAAAACATTGAGCACTCATTAGAAAGAGCAAAGTCATCTAAGTCTTATGCTAACTTATATTACTCGTGGGATCAACGTGTGTTTGAATGGAAAGCTCTCTTGCATTTACTCTCAAATACTGTAACAGATCGATCAATTCCGGAGCCAGTATTCTCATATGACTCAAAAGGATAATATAGTAAGCTTTCCTCTGAAGAAGAGGATGGAGCAAGTACATCACCAGTCTTCTGCAGTTGATGAAGACATTGAAGCTATGATTGATGATGTAGCAAGTGATGTTCTTGCATTTTTAGCTGATGAAGGATTCGACATCGCAGATAAGGAATATATGTACAGTATTTCATATTTCGTTGAATCTCTTCGAAGCATGGTATTTCACATGCATGATGAGCCTCATCCATTTAGAGATATGGCTATCACTCTTTATGAGAATGTTAAGTATGATAATCCTGAGCAACTCGAGTTCGATTTCTAGTTTACAATATTCTTGTACTGTGGTAGAATGTAATCTAGATAATTGGAGTTTAACATGATAATTTTAGATTATAATCAGGTAGCGATCGCCAATCTAATGACATCTGGTATTACACGTCATGGCGGTCCTGCTATTCCTCAAGAAGATCTTCTTCGTCACATGATTCTTAATTCTATTCGTATGAATAAGGTCAAGTTCGGTAGTGACTATGGCGAAATGGTTATCGCCTGCGACTCTCGAAACTATTGGCGTAAAGAGATATTTCCCTATTATAAAGCAGCTCGTAAACGTACGCGCGACGACTCAGGTCTTGATTGGAACGAGATCTTTCGTATTCTCAATAAAGTACGTGATGAGATTCGCGATTACTTTCCCTATCCTGTACTCAATGTAGAAACTGCTGAAGCAGACGACGTGATTGCTACACTTTGTCATGAACATGGTCGTGATCTTGGTGGCGATCCTATCTTGATCTTGTCTGGTGACAAAGACTTTATGCAGCTACAGAAGTATGCCAACGTCTCTCAGTTTGATCCTATTCGAAAGAAGTGGGTACGTACTAATAATCCAGTTGAGTATCTGATGGAGCACATCCTACGTGGTGATACAGGTGATGGTATTCCAAACGTACTGACTGAGGATGACTGCTTCGTAAGTGGTGCACGTCAAAGACAAATGCGATCTAAGTTTGTCGACAATATTATTAGTCAAGGTACAAGTGAATTGACTGATGAAGTACTTCGAAACTTCCATCGTAATCGTAAATTAATCGACCTTGATCTTGTACCAGATGATCTACAGTCTGACATTCTTAGTGAGTATGAAGGTCAAACAGGTAAAGGTCGAGCTAAGTTGTTTAATTACTTCATTAAGCATAAACTAAAAAATCTAACAGAAAATATAGGTGAATTCTAATGCAAAAAGTTGAGATGATCAGCGAGATTCTCTCTAAAGTTGAGAAAGAAAGTAGTCGAAAAAAGAAAGTAGAAATTCTACAAAGCTACTCAAAAAATAATGCACTCCGTACAATTTTAAAAGGCACATTCGATAATAGAGTTCAATTTCTTTTACCAGAAGGTGATCCACCTTTTACTACACAAGATGCAGCTATCGACAATCGAGGCGGTCTATACAATGAAGTACGTAAGTTATATCTCTTTGTAAAGAATGATCAGAGTGATGGCATTCACCCTATCAAGCGCGAACGTCTTTTTGTTGAGATGTTAGAAACACTACCCGAAGAAGAAGCCAAAGTTGTACTTGGTATGAAAGATGGCAAACTACCGTATAAAGGTATTACTGAAAAATTAGTCAAAGAGGCATTTCCGGAGTTGATTACATGAGTAAGTCCAAGCGAGAAAACAATCATCGACGAGCCGAAGATAGGTATACAGATGGTAATAGAAAAACTAGTAGTTCTCAAAATCATCGTGCCGAAAAACGTGTAAAGAATATGTTCAGGTCGAATAACGTTGAACAGCTTCTTGAAACAGATTTTAATCGCTAAATTATATAAATAATTGTATGCCAATTTACGTATATCACAACGAAAAGACTGGCGATCTCGAAGAGCACAGTCATCGTATCTCTGAGATGGATTCCTTCTTGGAAGAGAATCCTCACCTCACTCGAAAAATAACAACTGTAGGATTTGCACGCAACAGCGGCGTTGGGCAAGCGAATAAGCCTGATGACGGCTTTCGTGATGTCCTAAAATCGATCAAAAAAGCATCCGGAAAAGATAATTCTATCAACACGTTCTAAGGAGGTAATACAAACCCTTATATTATGCGAACTTAAATTCACTTACAACAAAAGGGTTAACCAATGCAACTTTCAAAAAGACAAAGACGTCAGCTCAAAAAACAAGGAATACTGGATTCCCAAGATGGATTGACTCGAGTACCTCAGAAAGGCATGAAAATAAGAAACATTCATCCTAAAACCAAAAATCAAGAAAGGACTTTTGAAGCTTATGATGATGGACAAAATTTAATCCTACACGGTTCGCCGGGCACCGGCAAAACATTCCTCTCCCTTTACCTTGCGCTATACGACATTTTTGAATACAAGGAGAATACCCACGAAAAGATCGTCGTAATTCGATCAGCGCAACCATCTAAAGACATCGGATTCCTACCGGGTAAGGAATCAGAAAAGATGGCAAACTATCAAGCACCTTATAAGTCAATAGCATCGGAACTCTTCGGTCGTGGTGACGCGTACGAGATTCTCAAGACAAAAGGCCTGATAGAATTTCAATCAACATCGTTTCTTCGAGGTACTACCATTGACAACGCGATCATTATCCTCGACGAAGCGCAAAACCTCAATTATATGGAGATAAAGACAGTACTCACACGCGTTGGAGAAAATAGCAGAGTAATCATTTGTGGAGACGTACTCCAAGATGATCTTACCAGTTCTCGATTTAATCAGGAATCTGGTCTCTTAAAAGCAATGAACGTATTCAAAAACGTTCCGTCAATGACACACATAGAATTTTCGATAGATGATATCGTACGTTCTGGATTTGTCAGAGAATTCATCATTGCTGAGAGTGAACTCTACGATAGAAACAGCATTGTAGACATCCGTGCGGTAGCATAAATATGTGTACAAAAGTGAGATTACAGTATAGAATGGTATACTATGAAAGAATTTGTACACAAACACTTCGAGCCTAAAACGCTCAAGCAGATTAATGAAAATGGCCAACGGCTGTACGTAACCGAGAGCGGAGAAAAATACCCATCGGTTACTACAGCCCTTGGTGCCCTCAATCGTAAGAAGATCTGGGAATGGCGAAAGCGTGTAGGCGCTGAAGCAGCCAATAAGATCTCCACTCAGGCATCTCGAGCAGGTACTGCAGTCCATCATATTGCCGAAGATTATATTCTCGGTCAAATGAAAGAAGACGCCAACCCAATTGCTCTCAATACATTTCGAACTATCCAACCACAAATCGATATGAATGTCGATGAAGTGTATGGTGTTGAACTTCGTATGTATTCAGATGTGCTTAAAACTGCTGGCACTGCCGATCTCATTTGTCGTTACGCAGGCAAAAATACCATCCTTGACTTTAAAACCTCTAAGCGTTGGAAATCAAAAGACGAGATTACCACTTACTTTATGCAAGGTGCAGCCTATGCACAAATGGTCGAAGAACATTATGGTATGGAGATCGAGCAGATCGTTGTGTTGATGGCTGTAAATGCAGGTGAAGGCTCATTGGTATTTGTTGAAGATCTCAAAGATTGGAAAGCAATGACGCATAAGTTCTTTGATCTATATCATAAAGGTAAGCTCAAGGATTTTTAATGTACTATCGATTTATTGAAATTGGCACATGCGATTTCGGTACGATCGTTGATGACGCCAGAGATTTTGATCATGGTATTTGTGTTGAACCGATTCATGAATATCTAAGTGAACTAAAACAAAGACCAAATGTCAAATATCTATGCGCTGCCATCGGAACAGAGGATGGAACATGCGACATTACTTTTATACCTCCGAAAGTATATGATAATGATTCGAGTGTTCCACCTCTAAATTTTAATTTGAGAGGATCAAATACTATTAAAGATAGTCATCATCTTATGAGAGAACATTATGATATACCAGAAGGCGCAGAAGGTAAATCATGGTGGGAAGGTTATGATTACTCAGAAAAAACAATTAAGAGAAAGGTGCCTCAAGTATCAGTAAAAACATTTGTTGAAATGTTTGAAATTTCAGCATGTGAAATATTAAAAATAGATATAGAAGGCATGGATACTGCCATTATGAGGCAATTCTGTGAGTTATGGCGAACAGGTAAGATGGATCCTCCATCATTTATAACATATGAAGATATGGAAAACGACGAAGACTTAAAAAATATGTTAAGAGATGAATTTAAGTATGTTTTAAAGCGTGATGATCCATTCGGTCGTACATTTGTGACACAAGATTGGATAGGGAGTTGGGGATGAACGATACTGCTTTTGCCACCATTCCAAATGCATTCACCGAAGAAGAATGTGATGAAATTGTAAGAATTGGTGATATGCTGACAAATCAGAAGAAGGGTAAGATAACTGGCGGTGAAGATCATTGGATGCAGTATTATCGAGAATGTGATGTAGCTTGGTTTAATGAGCATCAATCACAGGCTAATAATCTTGATTTTACTTTCATGTATCAAAAGCTTGATAACCTTGTTCATTCGATGATGCGCAACGTAGGTTGGAGTTATGAATTGACATCAAGACAGTCTGCGCAATATACATCGTATGAAAAAAGTGGTCGATACGATTGGCATAAAGATGCTCACGCTAAACCATATTCGGAAGATACACAATGGCCCGGTCAGGTCAGAAAAATGAGTGCGGTTGTTTTACTATCGGATCCTGAAGATTATGTCGGCGGTGATTTACTTGGCGAAAATCCATTTAAATATACGCCGCTTGAATATTGGAAAAGAATATCGAACTTAACAGCAGATCCAAAGAATAAAAAGAAGGGAACAGCATTTGTGTTCCCTTCTTGGGCCCATCATAAGGTGACACCTATTGAATCGGGCAGTAGAAAATCACTAGTATGTTGGTGGAATGGTCCACCGTTTACTTAAGCAATTAAAACGTTTATGCGTTTTACGTCGCAGCGTTGTACCTTACCGCCTTGTCGAATGACGACTTTTTGTGATGGTAAAGATCGCTTGACAACAACAACCTCTTTTGAGGTATCAATGTCACAGTTTGCGACAGTAATATTCCAAGTCATATTTTTATCTTGGATGTGTACGGTTTTGGTCTCTGCGGCCAATGTGTACAATGGGGTCATGGATATTACAAGAGCTAGAAAATAGTTCTTCATTTGTTTCTCCTTGTCGTCTCACGACGACTTCTATCGCCTCACGGCGTTTAATGTTACGGTTTTATTACAACCATAACTATATATATAAATTAAAAACTGGGGGTATATTCGGAGATTAGCACAGTCTGGTAGTGCACTCGCTTTGGGAGCGAGGGGTCGTAGGTTCGAATCCTACATCTCCGACCATTTTAACAGAGGATTTTCTATGAAAAAACGCGACTACACAATTGATGAAGTAAATCGCCTTCGAGGAACTGTTCAAATTGACCATACCCTCGCAAAGTTAGGAGCTGCAAAACTCCGGCAGCTCTTTGATGAGAATGAATACATCAATACATTTGGAGCTTACAATGGACAACAAGCTGTTCAACATGTCAAAGCTGGTCTTAAAGCCATATATGTTTCAGGATGGCAAGTGGCAGCCGCCGCTAACAGTACTGATGAGGTTTATCCGGACCAGTCTCTTTACTCAGTTAATTCTGTCCCTAATGTGGTACGGAATATTAATAATGCTTTTCGCAGAGCCGATCAAATCGAATTTCTTGAACGTGAAGAAGGATTCCCATTCGCACCTATCATCGCAGATGCCGAGGCAGGATTCGGTGGAGTACTGAATAGCTATGAATTGGCTCGTAATCTTATTGAAGCTGGAGCTGCAGCGGTTCACTTCGAAGATCAGGTGGCTGCTGAAAAGAAGTGCGGCCATCTCGGTGGAAAAGTACTTATCCCTACTTCTCAGGCTATACGTAATCTTAATGCTGCTCGGCTCGCTAGCGATGTGGCTGGCACTGACACCGTGGTTATTGCGAGAACTGATGCCGAATCTGCTAAACTTCTAAGTAGTGATATTGATTCTATCGATAAGCCATTTATCAAACGTGTATCTCAAGGTTCTGGTGGTTCTATTAAGTGTCGAACTACTGAAGGTTTCTACATGCTTGAAGAAGGTAAGGGTCTTGAGTTTGGCTGCGTAAGAGGTCAAGCCTATGCAGAATATGCAGATCTTGTTTGGTGTGAAACTTCGAAACCTTGTCTCAAGGAAGCAAAACGATTTGCTGACGCAGTTAAAGGTGCTGTGCCTGACGCAATGTTAGCATACAACTGTTCGCCTTCGTTTAATTGGCGTAAGTCTATTCCATCTGATCATGAACTCAAAATGTTCCAACGTGAACTTGGTCGTATGGGATTCAAATTCCAATTTATCACACTCGCAGGCTTTCATCAGACTAACTACTCGATTTTTGATTTTGCTAATCGTTATAAAGATGAAGGAATGTATGCTTACAGTTTATTGCAAGAGGCAGAATTCGATGCAGAAGCCAGAGGTTACACGAGTACGAGACACCAAAGAGAAGTCGGTGTCGGTTACTTCGATGCCATTACTCAAACGTTGGGCTCTAAGAGTACTGCCGCCATGGCGGACTCCACCGAAACCGAGCAATTCTAATATATGTATATGGGATCTTGAGAAAGAAGGATAAGTCTTGGGCTGACTTAAAAAGCACCCTGGTCACGCCCCGGTACCTGAGCATGTAGTAAAACTGCTTATTCTAAAAGGTTATAAAAATGTGAAAAATTAACAAAAATAATCTAAAAAAAGTACGTTTTTTTCGCTGAAAAATCGTAACAAAATCAACAACTTGCAATTCTCTAAAAACTCTAATCAAATCAATAACTTAGAAGTTTACATTCTCTCATCCATTTAGTATAATGCTTCTTGTCAAATGGAATAACGCAGTGGCCACTGGCGCCCTCGGGGCTAGATCAACTGCAAGCAGCTTAGCTGCTACTGGAGCCCACAGGGCTAGAACAACTGAAGGCCGCTGCACTTACTAAGAGAGAATGATTATGTCAAACCCAACTTACAACGACCAGATCAAAGCAGATATCGCTAACGGTGGCTACACTTCTTTCGAATTCGCAAATGAAAAGTACTACTGGTCAGCTCCTGTTAAGGTGTATGCTCGTATCGGATACAAGGCTATCGACCCTTCAGACCGCAGCCTCGGCATGAAAGATGTCCTCCAGCTCACGATCAATCACTCTTCTGGCGGTAACAACGACCTTGATACTGTCGAAACAGCTGAAGCAATGATGGCTTTGTTGCACGAAGCATGTGAGTTGGTTGAAGCTATCCGCGCTGACGAAGATGCAATCATCGCATTGTACCAGACAGTTTTGGCAGCACGGCGCGAAGCCGAGCTTAAAGCTGATGAAGAGCGTCGTGCTAAGATCAACAACGATACTCGCATCGGTGAAGAACAGGCAACATTGATCGTTGAACAGCTTAAGCTCAATGCTAAAACTAACGGTCGTTACCGTGATGCAGTTAAGCTTCGTGTACGAGGCAGCGATGATACAAAAGTGTTTCACTCTGAATTCCACTACAAGCGTGTAACATTCTCAACACGTCGTCGCTACGGTGTAACTCGTCAAATCTCTCGACTCGAGCTGATCAGCACAATCGCTGAAATGGCTGAAATTATCGAAACTGAAGCCGTGGCATAAACCACGGCTTATACGCGAAAGTTATATACTTAGGCGAAAATAGTCTAAAAAAAGTTGAAAAAAGTTATATAAAAATCGTAACGAAATCAATAACTTGCAAGTCTCCAAAAACTCTAATCAAATCAATAACTTAGAAGTTTACATTGCAGCTACCGTTTGATATAATTCTTCTTGTCAAATGGAAAAACACAGGAAAAAAGCTATGGCTACATTCACCGTTCACCAGCTGGATCGCGACCTTTCAGATACTAATCTGGACGCGTTCTACCGTTTGTCTTTTAACGCCGACCGCTATCAGTCTGAAGACTTCAAATTCTTCAACCCTGTAGCTCGCGTTGAAGCTAACGACATGGAAGAAGTGTTTGACATCAGCAACCGTCTCGGTATGGTAACCGATCCTGCTATGCGGGACGAGCTTAACCAAAAGATTCGTCGATTCATGCCAATGCACTCTCTGAGTGTTGGTGACATCATCGAGTGTCACACTGGCGAGCACGAATACTACATCGTTGCTGATTTCGGTTTCAACAAAATTTCTGTAGCTTAAGGAGATTGTTATGTTAGTTCGTTTACCTGAGTATGATGGCCAGAATTGTGATTACACTGGCATGCCTATGGCTAAAGCCGTAGGTGCTTTTGCGCGCGGTGCAACTGGCCGTGTTTGTCTTGTCTTGGCGTTCGATGCCGCTGAGGCAACTAACAAGAACTGGGTCACCCTCGAAGAAGTCGAGGCTTGGGCCGAGTCAGAGCCGGGTGGTTACTTGGACTATTAGTCCTTGTAACTATTTTACAGAAATAGTGTTGTACAGCAGTGGTAGTTTGCAGTATAATGTATCGGTCAAATGGAGGAAAGCAGATGAGTAGCATGAGAGATTTTTCGAAGAAAGAATATCTACGTCCTAAGAAGCAGATTGGTTCTTCCGAGTTCGTAGCGTGGGGTACACTCATCGCCATGGGTATGGCACTTGGTTTTATTTTCGGCTACGGCCTTCTCTACACAGGAGTTTAATCATGACTAGCCTACAAGGACACGTTTGCACTACTTATCATGATCTTGTCGACACTTTCGGCATGCCAACTTACCTCGACACTAGTGACGACGGTAAAGTCACTACTGAGTGGGAAATCACCGGTGTTGACATGTTCGGTAACTATACGCCTATTACCATCTACGATTGGAAAGAGTATGATGGTGGTGAGATGGCGCGCTCTGGTCTTAAGTATGAGTGGCACGTTGGTGGCAAAGATCGCTCAGCAGTTAATTATGTTCTCGAATGTTTACAAGGAATTGTGTAATGGAAATCAATATACCTGCACCTGAAAATGACGAAGCTCTCGGTCCTGACTTCAAACAGGAAACTATGATTATGCAGCTTCGCAAAATCGTCGACTCTATTGGCAATCCTACTCCTCTTCATTGGGTTCGTACTGACAATGGCCGTAATGTATGGATTGCTCACAAGCATGCACGTACTATTGTAGATTTGTACGATAGATTGACTGCACGTGAAGCTAAGTCTTCATACGTCGACAATCGAATGGATGCTGCGGTAAATGCATCGATGACACGCGCTAAGCGTCAATTGGTTGAAGCACTGCAAACAACCGAAGGTTTGAATACACTCATTAAGGAGCTACGCAATGCAAATTAAAGATGTCAATGAAAAGTTGAAAGCGTTACGAGTAGCTGAAAACTGTATGAATTCAGTAGTAGCAATTAATCCTAGCGCCGTTACTGATGAAGTATTTTCGATGATTAGTGATTTAAAAGTTGATCTCATTGATCATCAATATGATGAGATGAGAGTTGGTAATTTCGTAAACGAGATTGTATGAAGATATTAAAAGAAGTGACTGTGTGGGATCAGGTAGAATATAAGGTACCGAACCACACATACGCAATCAATGATGCTGGTAAGATGGTGGCTTATAAGAAGTCAGGCGATACACAGTGGTTTGTATTTCCTAAGCCACGTTTCTTTGATCGTGCACGCCGTAAGTTCATCACTCTTAAGACTGAGAACAGCAAAGTTGCAGCAGACTTTTTTTCTCATTTGTAACTATTTACTGTTTACAAACAGATCATTTCTTAGTAGAATAGATCTTGTAAATTGGAAAACACACACAACACAGGTACTATATTATGTCGCATGAAGTAGAAATTATCAACGGTCAAGCTCAAATGGCGTACGCAGGTGACGTTCCATGGCACGGTCTTGGTATTAAAGTTGATCCTAACCTCTCACCTCAAGAAATTCAGAAGGCTGCTGGTCTCGACTGGTCAGTATCAAAGCAACCAATCTATGCTTCAATGGAAGGCGAAGACCTCATCGAGGTAACCGGTAAGAAAGCATTGATTCGTTCATCAGATAACAGCGTTCTCGATGTAGTTGGTGATCAGTGGATCCCAGTGCAGAACGATGACGCGTTTAACTTCTTTGACGATTATGTCAAAGCTGGTGGCATGGAAATGCACACAGCAGGTTCACTCAAGGATGGTCGTATCGTATGGGCATTGGCAAAAGTCAACGAGACTTTTACATTGTTCGGTGGTAAGGATCAGGTTGAGTCATATCTTCTCCTCTCTAATCCTCATAATTATGGTCGCGGTGTAGACGTTCGCTTTACTCCCACCCGTGTGGTGTGCAACAACACCCTATCAATGGCCTTAAACGGTAAGGCATCACTTGGTATCTCTTTGAATCACCGGCAAGAATTTAATGCCGAGAAAGTACGCGAAGCCCTCGCGCAGGCATCTGAGCAGATGAATCAATATGCTCAAGCCGCAGAGTTCCTCGGTTCAAAGCGATTCAACCAAGATAAATTGACCGAGTACTTCTCACGTGTCTTCCCTAAGACTACTGGTAAGGACAAGGGTATCAACTTCGAAGAGTTGATGGCCAACATTAAGTCAGGCAAGAACATCCTATCACGGAATGCTCAGTCTGCACTTGAGGTCATCGACACTCAGCCCGGTGCAAATCTTGGTGCTGGTACATGGTGGTCTGCTTATAACGCAGTTACTTACATGACTAATCACACACTAGGCAATAATGCTGATACTCGTTTGCAGTCGGCTTGGTTTGGTCATAATAAGAATACAAATATTGAAGCACTTGGATTGGCGGTCGAATATGCAGAGGCTGCCTAATCCATTCTTTCAAGGTCTAATGTGGGCGTTACTAATGGTAACGCCTTTTTGGCTTATCGTATCGCTGCTCTTTTGGGTAGCATAAATATATTTTACACACAACAAATGGAGTAATAAAATGTTAGAGACAGTAGTAACGCTCACTATTATGGCTGCAGTTGCTTACTATCTTTTCGTAGTACGTGCAAATCAGCCGGCTGATATGGATGAATTTGAAGGTCAAGATCTAACTTTTCCAGACGAAGAAATTATTCAAGACATGATTACAGCCGAATTTTTGAATTCTATGTCAAAGACTCAACTGATGAATTGGTGCGAGGAGCGTGGTATTCGAATCGCTAAGAGCTGGACAAAAGCTCGTATTGTTGAAGCAATTCTTGAAGGTGATATGACATAGTGACTGTAATTGACGATTCTCCAAAAGAATTCGGTGCACAGTCATTTTTGATCGAGATTGAGAAACTAAGAAGAGATAGCACGGTGTCTTTAATGGACGCCGTCATCCATTACTGTGAAAAAAACAACGTTGAAATAGAATCCGTTGCACAATACATGAAGAAAAATCTCGTACTTAAATCTCAGCTCGAAGAAGAGGCTGAGCAACTGAATTACTTACAAAAGACAGCAAGGTTACCAATTTGAGTTTAATGGTTATGGACGCGTTCGATGCATTTCAAAAGTATCTCGCGATAAAGTTACACTTTAACAACAAAAATTATGACTTCTTTAAGTACAATGGAAAAGTAACAGCTCAACGGTCTAAGTTCGAGACCCGTAATGACAAGTATCACTTTCATAGATTGTCTAAAAGATATCAAGATCAGCTAGATCTTTTCCTTGCCTGTAATCTACTCAACAACAATAAGATTTGGGTAGGTGATTTACTTGAACAAGAATGTGAAAATTTATTCAAGGAACACAAGAAAAAGCTTGAGTCACTTGAATATACCTTTCGAACTGATATGTCTCAGTTCGATTCTCTTGATGAAGCCTTTGTAGTAAAATCAAGAGGAGATTGGCCTGATATACT